TGATGTGTTCGTGAAAAGAAATGGGATGCTCTCCAGAGGTTGCAATCTCATCTGGTACGTCAATGAACAGGATTGTGTCCTTGTGCATCCAGTTCGATATTTTGTCTAACGCTTGTGCTGGATACGGCAAGTGTTCTAAGACGTTACTACAAATAATAAAGTCTACGTAACCATTAGACGCATCATTGACCTTAGTGACCCCTTCTACAGCGTCTACACCGGAGACTTCGTAGACGTATTTCTTGGCCTGAGAGAAGTAGGAAGGGATGTGCTGGCCTTCGTCCCCGCCGTAGTCTAAGACTGAGCTAACCTTGGCTACATCGACTTCTGGCTGCACAAAAGAAGCTAAAGCAGCGGCTCTACTTTGCACTTCTTGGGGGTGTTTGCCCAAATTTTTGTTTAATTGGGCGTAACCCGGCTCAAATATTGACCGTAAAGCGGTGTAATCCTCGCCTCTATAGTCCGTATATATCTTTGCCATCTCCTCATCATCAAACCTAACCTGTGAGAAAACAAAGGAGCAGTCCACACACCGCAAGGAATTCGTGAACAGGAGGGGGTAAAAAGCCCCGCCATTGACGTTTAACTCTTGGGCAGGGTAATCCATCACCTTATTAGAAATAAACGGCTGGAAGTACCCTAGACGCTTTTCTAGCTTCTTAGAACCACAGCACACACAATTGCTAATTAGTTTCACGGCTTCCATCCCCCAAGTAAAACAGTATGTTGCGCTGCAACATTAACCTATATCAGCAACTAGGTACCATTCGGTTATGTAGTCTTTAAAGGCGATTAGACCTTTGCCACAATCGGCATAACTGCCGTTTGGCAGAATCCTCCAGAAACGCTCTACACGCATCCCATCATCACTATCCCCATTGATGACTAGGACAGTGGTCTTAGGAAGCCCTGAGAGGGCTTTTAAGAGGATTTCTTGGCCTTTGCTTATCTTCTCCCCGTCCCGCTTCCATTCACCGAACAGGAAGTGTCCCTTGCGTTCTAGGACCATATCCAGATTTGACGGCAAAACCTTGCCAAGTAAGCCGGACAACTCCCCAAAATCAACATGGGGAGCGTACTTATCGCGCATCATGGGGTTTGTAGTAACTGGCCTTCAAACGCATAGGTGCCAACGTGAGCTAACTTCACCCAAGGGGCTGCCCATACTTTTTTACCGATTTTGCGTGCTTTCTTGCAAAAGTCGTAATCCTCAGAAAGCAATATATTGGACTCTGGCTCAATCTGAGTCGCAAAGAACTCATTAATCTTTTCACCGTTGCCGGGGTTGTTTAGGTCCAAGACGTTATTTAGGTAACTTGGCACGTTTCCGATTAAATCCTCAAATACCTGACGCTTAATCAGCATAAATCCTGTGCCACCGTTCCAAATTTGCACGGGTTGATTAATTGGCACCGTTACCTCGGTTTGGTAATCCACCAGATTGACCACAAACGCCCCTGTATGAAGTTTTAGCTGGTCATCCGGTACACCGGCATTGATTGCGTTACGAACTGTCTGCCAGTTAATTTCCTTCTTTGGATACACGCCACAGATGATGTCTTTATCAGACTCCATCATCGGAATGATGTCAGCGGGATTGAAGTGAATATCCGCATCAATGAACATCATGTGCGTAGCGTCAGATTTTAAGAAATGACTAGCCAGTAAGTTTCTAGCCCGTTGAATCAGAGATTCATTGAACAGGTAAGAAAAGCTCAAGTTGACATTAGCGTCTTTACAGAGCGTTTGCAGCTTTAAGCACGATTGTGTGTAGAAGCCAAAACATGAACCGCCATACATCGGTGTAGCTACGAAAATGTGTTTCATTTTTATCCCTTATGAATTAGTGGGGCTACTGGAAACGACGCCCCGTACCGTTCCTAACCTGTCCTCAGAGGGACTCGCCTTCCAGATAGCGGGGGTTCAAAATTCTCCATGCAACTGCTGCACAAAGAGGCACTTGTCCATTTCCAATGGCTTTAAGTCTGTCCACCCTATCGGCCATCCCATCAGCCACTCTACCCACTGCGGGTTCAGTTTCCCACCAACTTGAGCTGCTAATGTTGGTGTATTCCGATTTGCTTCGCTCGGAGAATTCATTTCCTTCGAGTTGTGTGCTGTCGGTGTTGGCCACATTTGAACTAATCGACCTAAGCCAACGCTGCCATCTTTCCCATTCTGATTTATTTTCCTTGGCATCCCCGTTGACGTTGTGTAATAAGTGTCGTTTTTCCCAATCACTGCACCGCTGGTTGCGTCGCTCGATACCGGAGTGGGAACCGAGAATCCAAATACGGTTTCTTTGATGGGGTGCTCCAATGGCTGAAGCTCCCAACACTCCCCATTTCGCATCAAACCCCATTGAGGCCAAGTTTCCAAGAACTCGTCCAAGCCCCCTAGAAGTAAGCATTGGTGAGTTTTCCACGAACACGAATCTAGGTCGTACTTCGTTAATGACCCTCGCCATTTCTCCCCACATTCCGCTTCGTTCTCCGTCAATTCCTGCGCCTTTTCCTGCTGCGCTAATGTCTTGGCATGGAAATCCTCCAGATACAACGTCAACAATTCCTCTCCACGGCTTTCCGTCAAAGGTTTGAACGTCATCCCAAATCGGGAAAGGCGGGAGAATTTCGTCATTTTGTCTTGCAACAAGTACGCTTGCTGGATATGGTTCCCATTCGACGGCGCAGACTGTTCGCCATCCGAGCATCTTTCCCCCAAGTATGCCTCCACCAGCACCCGCGAAAAGAGCCAACTCATTCACCTTCTCCTCCAGAAATTTCTTCAATCAGCACCCTTATAAGGCCACCCTTGATTTGTTCTCCTCGAATCATTTCAATGTGGTCCACCTGAAAATCATCATCGAAAACACCAGCATCTTGTAAGCTGTCTAGGACGGCTTTAATCCTGTTATCGATGTCAATTTTCCTCTTATCTCTAGGGCGCAAAATCATTGTTATCTTCAACTTCTTGTCCCCAAATTTAGGAATGTTCTTTTCTATGATGTAGTCCTGAACGTCTGTTTTGAATTGCCGTCCATTTTTTGAGAGAACAGTTCTCCCCCGAAAGTTACGCCAATACGTATTCATTGAAGGCGGGAACGGCAATTCAAGCCATGCGTGCATTACCAAGGAATATCGCCAGCCATCTTAGATTTTGGCGTTATCTCTTTTGGATACTGAGCGTCCTTCTGCTTATCCTTCCAATCAGGGTCAGATACCTTGATGTTGAAGTATTCGCCATGAGGACCGTCGTTCTTCCAGATACCAAAATTAACAATCTGGCCTTTGACGCACAGGGTTCCCTTTAAATCAGGGTCAGTATCCTTTTGCTTGTATTTGTTGTGCGTGATACGCCCTTTTAGTTCTTGGGGAATAAACTTTGTGTATTCTTTTGCTTCACTCATCACTGGTTCCTTTATTTTGGGTAGAAAAGCCCCGATGCTTTGGGGCGCGTTATGCCTGAAATTACTCAATAGGGTCCTCCAGACTTGCGAAGGTATCGACTCCCTGCTTGGCTGCTATAAATTGTGTCTTGGTAACTGCATCCATGCGCTTGATTGCGTCAGCGTTCCCCGCCTCCCAAGTTTTTCGCTTTTCTGACTTTTCATCCGCTTTTAGCTTCGGTGAATTCTCGATAGCGTCTAGCATTGCTACATAGCGTTCAATGTAGTCTTGCCAGCCAGTGCAATTAGCGTAGACAGACCCGTCTGGCAAAAATAACTGATACTCGCTTACCGGTTCCTCAATAACGATTTCTGCTTCGCCCATGTCCTTGACAGTCGCGCTAGGCGTCTTGAACGTCTCGACTTCTTCAGGCGTGTAAACTCCAACGACGCAGCCCGGATAGACTGTTCTAACGCCTTCAGAGACGCATCTGGCTCTAAGCATAGCTCTGGCGTAATTCTTCCAGTTATCCTTAGACGCAAGTCCGATTTTCTTTGCCATCTCGAGTGTCCAAGTGACAGTAACACTCCCGCCGTTAGGATGGCTAAAGGTGCCAGATACTCTTTCATCAGTGTATTCCTCCCATTTGACTGAACCACCAGCCTGTTGGAAGCGAGCAAGCATCGCGTCCGACTTAAGGGCGGGCCTGCCCAAAATTACATTAAAGTCACGCATAGCAATAGCAGGATGCAGGTTCTCGGCTTGACAGAGAAGCATAATTGCCATTGCTTCGTCTGGAGATTTAAAGCCAAACATCTTGCTCTTGGCTGCTACTTCAGCCATTTCGCGTATTTCATTAATCGGTACTAATGCAGTCATTATTCGTCCCTCGCTTTCATCATTGCGTCAGCTATTTCATAGGCTATTTTTGCTTCTTCGTGAGCGTTCCAATCTAAATCTTCACGAAAGTCATTCATCAATGCCTGTAATGCTTTAGCAGCAAAGTAATCCCGCAACTTCATGCCGCCTTGTTGTGTACCGGTTTTGGGGTCATGCCCACTAGGAAATGCGTACATATCCCCTCCATTATTTAAGTAAGAAGCGGCGAGAACCTGCCGTTTCCGAGACAAACTTTTCGTAGATGTCCGGATGTTGGGCTTGGAATAACTTAGCGTCGAATCGTTTGCTGCCTTTGCTGTTTTTCCATGTAGCGAGAACTTTTCCATCGAAACTCACCAGTTCGCTCGACCATTGCATGTGATTTTGAATAGCGGTTAGAAGGTGTTCTTCCTTTTCCTCTAGCCGCTTGATTTCTTCCTTAATGAACTTGAGTGCTTCGGCTGCTTTCTCAATGGGCTGTATGGCAACGATAGATGTCCCACTGTCTTGAGAATAAATAAGTTTTGTCTGCTCCGTGTTCTCTGGCTCAAGTGGCTGTTTGGTAGCGACTGCACCCCAAAAACGTGCCATATCCTTAATAAGCGATTCCTTTTGGGCTTCAGAAATTGTAAATTCAAACGTCTCAAAATTCTGGCCGCCAAAGAGGACAGCGAGTACAATTTTCTCAACATTGTGAACTGCCGCTTCGTGGATAATTTGCGCCATGTCTGCTGGCGGGATAATGTTCGCTTCCGAATCAAACTTGTTGCGAACCGCTGCGTTGTAGTTTTTGGCTTCCACCAGCGTTTTGCCATCCGCAGAGATGAAATCGAAATGTGATTTGAGCCAACCTTCTTTGGGGTGTGTAAGCGCATAGTCAGCGTCCTTTAGTTCAATCTGTAACTTGTCTTGGGCTAGTCTGCCGATTGTTGGCTGCATTACATGACCCATTTGGACAGCTTCCACTTGGCTAAGGTCTGGACGCTCTTTCAAACCTAGCTTCTCTAATACGGCTTCATTACCGCGGCCGTTGGCTGCTTTCCTGCTGTCACCGCTCCACCAAGCCGAGTTACGGACTTCTGGCGCAAAATCACTTTGATTGTTCATCTTTATCTCCGTAAGTTAGGAATAATGCTTCTGCTAGTAATTTAATCAGTTTGTCTTGCTTATCTACCTCAGCCTCCAACATGGCTATCTGGTCACGCATTTGAGCTTTTTCTTCAATCAAACTTCTTTCAAATGCTGAGTATTCAACCCTATCAAATGGTCTGAGAAGGTCTTGAACGCTTATTGGGCTGAAACCTTCTAGGTTCATGGTTTGGATGGTCATTGGTTTTGTCCTCTGATGTTAGGAAAATTGGTATCTGGAAAAAGTGCTGCAATGTCATAAATAACAGGCTCCATTGGTTCAAATAGAAGTCCTTCAGGCTTACAAGCGCGAGTATCTAAACGCATGACAGCGCAATATTCGGACTTTAAACCGCCCTCAACTAAATCAAAACCGTTGGATGGATGAAAACAGGAACGTGCTTTGTAGTGCTTGCAGTCAATGCAAAGTTTCATAGTTACCCCTTTAGATGGTTAGGAAATACAGGTACTACTATATAGATTAGATAGATTATATGTCAAGATATTTGTGGTTATCCTCCTTATTTATGTTGTTGTCGCACATGGTACAAACGGGCAAACCGTGTTTTTGAGTTGAAACAATGTATTTAGACTTTTTCATACCGCCAGTTGCGTACATTTTGCAGAATGAATTAGTACCGTTCCAATAATGTGCGCTACCTGTTAGCGTCTTCCTGACTAGATATTTCATTATGTATAGTCCCGTTCACCAAAAGACCCCCCTACCCCAAACCGAAAAGGGTAGAGAGAGAAGGTTCACCGCCCATAATGGGCATCGTCATGCTACGGATTGGCTACCGTACGCCCCTCGGCTTGACGATTCGACCAGCCGACCGGATTATTCGGGAACTGCCCCCTAGCTAACTTCAGCATACCGGCTACGCTTTTCTCCCGCGCCACCACGTTTAGGTGCTTGCTATCGTGCGGGGTACGGTCTATACGCAAAAAAGCCCTCAAGTTTTGGCTCTCGCGTGTGTGCGCACGCTCCCTAAGGATGAAGAACCAAAGCTAAAGGGCTTTAGGTTTTTTCTATGCGCACACATAGACAACCCGAACATACCCCCGCGGGGGGCAAATGTCAATCAGGTGGCGTTAAAAAAGTCCAAAGAATCCAAGCCACTATTGTCAAAAGCATTATTCCCATACCCATAAATATCCCCGAAACTAATAAAGTAAAAATAATGGTAAGCATTATTTGTTTTGTTCTGCTTTGATTTCAGCAATGGGACGCCAGCCGAATCGACGCCAAGTCTTTGTTACATCGGTTTGACTACTAGGCGTCCATTCTCGACCGTCTAAAAGCCCCCTAGAGGGCTTTAAATACGCTGCTGATACCTCGACATCGGATAAGCGTTCAATCGGCTTAAAAGGCCGATAATCAAGGTCAATGTTCTCTTGCTCAACTATTAATGATTGTTTAACTTTGCCCATGTTAGTTTTCTCCTAAGAAATCAAAAGCACTTATCAAGTCATCAATTGACATTGCGTGCGCGTCCCAGTCGTGCGCGTGCATGTCCAATTGTTGAAATGCTTGTATTGCGCCTTGTAAGTCAGCAAAAGCACATTTAATAGCTGTTATTTGTTGCTCATTCATAGTAAATCCCCTTTAAAACGATTAGGAAGGCCCGTAGGGCGATTAAATAGGGTTGCCAATAGTAAGACAACCCTATACAGATAAAACTGCTTATGCGGGCTTTATGCCCATAATTTATTTGTGCCCCATGCCAGTATCGGCAATCGGCTTGAATTGTCTTTAATCCAATTCCAATAATATGAAAATGGCACATTACATTTAAGACCTAAGCCGGTAGCTAAAATGTACCCTTCTGGAGCTTTTTTAGAATCAGGAACCGTTAACAAGTGCCCGTTTTCCCATTCTGTAGACGGTTTATAGTACAAATAAAGGGCTTCAAAATTGCCATTATTTGCATTTTCTTGAGCTAATTTTTGCGCTTGTTCTGAGCAAACTGTTACTAATTGATTCCAATTTTTAATGTAATCCATAATTAATCCCTAAGTTAGAAAGAAAGCAAAACAAAGAAAAACAGATAAACAAGTGCCGCACCGACTAAGCCAGCAACGTATTCAAGTAGTATTTCAAACATTTTCTACCTCTTCCTCGTCCTGATAATGCTCTGCTATTTCGTGCCAGTTGACATCGTCTATAAATGCCAATGCATAGTCACGGCCTACACCCTCGTCCGTGGTGTCAATGATTATTTCCTCGACAAAATCCCGTGCTGATTCTGCCGTCCATTGGCACTCGGAACCGTCAAACATTTCAAGATTGACGCGCCAAGTAGCGTAGTTTGTCCAGCCGTTGTAAGTAGTGTTTTGCATGGTAAGCCCCTTGTTAGGAAAGGTTAGGAAAGCCAGTTAAGCACTGGCAAGCTGTTTGATTATTTTCTAGCTAACTGACGGAAGTTATAACTAATTCCATCACGTTTGCACCAAATGACAATTTCAAATCTTTCTTTTAATTCGTCAGCGCATTGGTATTGAAGTCTTTTTAATTCACGAAAAACCTTTTGCTCTTGCTCTGTTAACCAGATTAAAGCGTAGTAACCATTGTCACGGATTAAACGCCTAGCTTGTTTATATTGAGTACGGTTCATTTGATACCTCATTAGATTAGGAAATTAATAACTACTCTTTGTTGCTGTTTACGATTATACAGATTAGGTAGGTTAATGCAACTGCAGTTGTATTTATATTTAAAAGATAGTCTTTGTATATATAAAACATATTATGTAGATAACATATTATCTACATATCATAGTTACTATATATATATAGTAAGGATATATCTATACATAATCTACTTATACTGTAAGTGTTATATATTAAGCATACCTACTTATCAATCGGTTATGTTCGGTG